GAGTAGGTACTCCGGGGTCGAGTTTTTTACTTCCCGGTACTTACGCATTTTCGTTGCCTACCTTGGTGGGGTTAATCTCGTGGTGTCCAAACAGCCCACCCTCGCGGCTAAAAATCTGTAACGTAGCGGCGCGCTGGTGCCTGTAGTTCGAACGCTGGTGCCAGTCGTCGGTGGCCGTAAGCCCCGGGAGAACGTACGTAATGATCCCGGCCTCCTCAGAGACGTCCGACGTCGGGGTGTAGCGGCCGGCCCGGCGCGCGTGTAGGTGGCCCGACAAAATGTAGCGCCCTCCCTTGTAGCCGCGCGCCCAGATATCGGGCGGGCACTCGTTGGCAAACACCAGCAGCGGGCTCTGGCCGTTCGACTTCATGTAGTGCTCGCCGTGCGTCAGCATAAAGGCGTTGCTCCCGTACCCGTAGTACTTGTGCTGGGTCGGGGTGTTCATAATCCCCGTACCGACGTCGTGCCTGTACCACGCCCGGAGAAACTCCCCGAGCTTGAAATTCTCGTCGGGATCGTGGTTCCCGGGTACGAGGACAACGTCCACGGGCCTGCCGGTCGAGCGGGCGCAGTCGATCATCCGGACAGCCGATTCACATACCGCCCGGTGGATCTTCCACAGCCGGGAATCGACATCCTGCTCCGTGCCGCTCCGGGTCGTCATGGCTTTCCCCATGTACTGGTTTACGTGGGAAAAATCATGCCCCAATGGGATCAGGTACCGCTCCGGGGCGTAGACCCTAGAGAGCGCCACGAGCCTCTCGACGGTCGCGTCGAAGGCCCGGGATATGATGCTTAGGTCCTGATCCTCGCCCAGGGATCCGATCTCGTCGGCGTCCGCACGCATCCCGAAATGGGCGTCGTAAATCGAGAGGACCGCTAGGTTCGGCTGGGAACCGATGAACGACAGGCCCGGCGGGTCCTTCGGTGGCTGCCACCGGAGGAACGCCTCTCTCGCGTCCTCCCAGAACGCGGCCGCGCTGTCGGAAAGGGATTCCGTGGCGCCCATCTTAACGTGGACCGTGCCATCCGGGCCCCGTAGCCACTTCTGGACGACCCGCCCCCCGTCAACGATCTCCACGTCGTCGCTCTGTGCCTGTCGCTGGCACCACCGGCTGTGGGCTTGCCGGAGCCGCTTCGGGTCGCCCCCCAGCCGGCCCGCTATCTCCTGCCACGTGTGGCGTGCCTCACGTAGGGACGCTATCAAAGCGTGGTCGTACGTGCGTGCGTCCATGCTAGCCCTCTCTGTTACGGGTTTTGAGTTTCGCCACGGCCCAGCTGGGGCCCACCAGAAGCGCGACGACCAGAGCGGCGTCCATAAGAAAATGGACCGTTAGCCCGACGCCGAAACACTGGACAATATCAATGAAAGTCATTCGGCCACCAGAAAATCTTCCGCCCGCCGTTGCGCCATCCGGAGCCGGGCCCAGAGAGGAGAGTTGCGCGGTAGCTGGCGGTGGCCCCGGCGTGCCCTGCTATCCTTCTCCCACATAACGTCCCTGACCGCCTCCGTGATCTCCTCGAACGCGGCCCACGCGTCCGCGGTGGGCGTGGCCATGCTGATGGGCTTATTGTGGAACCTACAGAACACGCCGCTACCTCCCACCACCCGGTGGCACCGCCGGCACAGGCGCTGGTCCCTGCCGGCTTCGTCGCCCCGGAACTTGCGTACGGGTTTCGCCCTCCGGACGGAGTCACTCGTGCTCACAGCTAGCGTCCTCCCCGTCGAGTTCCGTGCACCTGGAACACCGGCGGTCTTCGGTGCACGAGCACGGCATCGCACGGACCGCGGCCTGAAGCCGGTCGTACGCGCGCTCCTCGTGCTTTAGAGCGAGCTCGAGACGCAGTACCTCGTGCTCCAGCTTTAGGACCCTGCTCTCGAGACGCCGGACCTCCTGCGTGGCGCTCACGCGTCGATCTCCACCATGTGATCGCACCCGCACTCGACACACTCAGCCGCCGGGGACTTGGACTCGAGGGCCTCGTCGTTCGGCACCATGATAGTGTCGGGCCGTTGGCACGATACACACACCGCGTCCGGGCCAGCGTGGAGATCACCGTCGAGCGGGTACCAGCGCAAGCCCCTGTGCTTCTTGTCGGCGGCGAGGACGTAGGCCCTCATGACACCACCTCGTGCCTGCGTTCGTACCACCTCTCGTAGAATAGGTACTCGGCCGCGAGCTCCGAAAGAGCCTCGTACACGCGCGCGGGCATACCGCTGTTGTCTATCAGCTGGTGCGCGTAATTCAGGTACTTGTCGCTCTGTGTTTCATCGTCGGCGCGGACCGACAAAATCATCGCGCCCAGAACGCCGGACATGGCTTCCGTGACGGTTGGTTTACGCGACATGGTTAGAGCTCCACGTTGGGGGAGACGGTGAGGATTGAGTCGAGCCGGATGGTGCGGTACCCGCCCCTGTGCATGTCCCACACGGTCAGGTGGCCCCGGTCGTCGCGGTCGTAGCTACTGCCGGCCCCGGTCAGGTCCTTCTGGACCCCCAGCCGGAACGCCCCGGTGCGGACGGTGCCGTCCCTCTTTGTGAACGTGCACCCGAAAATCTGGCCGGGCTTTACCGCGGCCCTGAACTCTTGCGTGGTCATGGTTGTTTCCTTGTGCGTTGTCATAGTGGTAAATCTCGCGGTCGGTGGTTGTCGCTGTCAACCTGCGGCGGTCGTGCTCCCTTGGGAGGTCATTCCGGTAGGGTTTTTGGACCCAGGTATCAGGCACCGACGAGGTAGAGGACCACGATGGTCCACGTGACCGCCGACAGGACGCACGCCGACAAAGCGCCGGCGACGTGGGTGAGAGCATAGAGCGGCTCGTAGCGCCAGCCCCGGCGGGCGGTCGCGAGGGACTCAGCCGCGAGAACCGGGAGGCCCGTGCAGAGCAGAGACACGGCGAAAGCAGTTAGCAAGTTCATGGTCAGCTCTCGTGGACGTTGATGGAGGTGGAGGTGGCCCAGCACCAGATTGCCTTCTCGCCGACGCGGCGGGCTACCGCGATGGCTTTGTCGCGGTCCAAGGTGCACACACTCGCGTCGAAGTAGCAGTCGCCTGTCTCCGGGTCGGTCCACTTCCCAATGCTGACCGCGTAACCCGGGTCGACCATGGGGTTGTCGTTAACGAACAGCCAGTCGCGGAGGGCGGTGAACCCTGGGTTAACGACGCCCTTGGCGATGTCGGGACGCCCGACTTGGTAACCCGTCAGACGGAATTGCCTAGTAAGCGTGCTGGGTTCAGTGGCGCAAACGGCGCGGTCGATGCGGTAGGTGCCGTCTGGTGACATCCACAGGGCCGCCGCGATCTCCTCTTCTACGTCTTCCTGAGTGCGCCGGGGGGCGGCGATCCAGACCTCGAGCCCGGCCTCGCCCTCGACCCGGTCGCCGGTCGTCTGGCGGCCACAGTTACAGCAGGTGGCGGTGTAGGTGTCCGGATTCAGGGCGATGAAACGGAGGTTATTCGCCGCCTCTGGCAGGCACTCGAGGCAGTATACTCCGCGGGAGTGGAGGCCGTCGGCGTTCTCGTGGAAGCTGGTGGCGTGGCGGAGGTTGAGGTAGAACGTCGTCATGGTCGTGTCTCTAGTGTGTGTGTGTGTGTGTGTGTCGGTCAGCGGTAGCCGTCGTAGTAGTAGACGTGCAGGCTGTTCTCCGGGACCTCGTCGGTGACGTGACCGCGGACGCCTTTCGCCGGGCCCTTCCATCCGTTCGCCTTCAGGATGTCGCCGGTGGCGTTATCCACGAAGCATTGCACGACCCGCGAGCCCCACGACTCGTGCACGATGCGCGTGAATTTCGGGCCGGGCTTATCAGAGTAAAACGAGTCGCGCGTGCCGCCGTGCTTGGCGTTGAGGCGGGCCACGAAGTCGGCGATCTGTGTCACTACGGTAGCGCGCTGTTTCAAGTAGTCTTGGGTCGTCGTGGTCGTGTCCTCAGTGGTGGCGGTGGGCTGGGCCGCCTCCAGCCCGTGCTTCCCAGCGAACCAATCGACCCACTCGCGGGGGTCGTGGTTCGCGGCGCTCGTGAGCTCGAGGTACTCAACCGGAACGCCGGCGTCCTCGAGGGTGATCCCGTACAGCTTCTTCATCGTCGCGTTTACTTGGGTGCGCCACTTGTCAAGGTTCGTCATGGTCGTGTCCTCAGTGGTGGTAGTGGTGGTGGCGTGATGTTCGGCTTACTGGTGAACAATACTATGGCGAAAAATAATGTCAAGGTGGCAATTACCACCTTGGCATACATTGTTACAAAGGAGTTCAGCAGGGGGCGCCATTACTCCACTCGAGGGACGGCTGTGCCAAGGTGAAGATGTGCCACCGTGGCCACGGTACTCCAATAGTAGTGGAGTGAACTCCACTGACTTTTTACGAGTGGAGTGGGTCTAAATCGTTGTAAATCAATGGCTTACAGCTCTGTACTCCATTACTCCACTTATATTTTATCTAAAAGTCTATAGGTAGTTAGAAGGTCGTAAGGGGCTCTGTAGTGTGCTTTCTATAGGGAAAGTTTTGACACGCTAGTGGAGTGGAGTTGTGGAGTTGGTGGCACTTGTGCCACCGACCAATGACGGCGCACAACCCTGCGGGTAAACTGACGGCGTTACCACGTGCACAGGAGGATGTCGGGATGCCCGGACGACCCTTTATGGCCGCGCTCGTGAAGCGCGTTAACGACGAGGGCGGGCCCGCTTGGGTCTGCGACATGATCGCCGACGGCATGACCGTTCGCGAGGTCGCCGGGGCTCTGGGGTGCTCGAGGCGATACGTCTACATGCTTCGAGACCTCGACCAGTGGAACGGCGAGTTCAAGCGAATGTGGGACGCCGCTATGAAGATGTCGGCGGAAGTCGAGGTAGAGAAAGCGATGGCGGACTTCGAGCGCCTCGACCGGGTGATCGACGTGGACGCGGTGACCGGGGAGGAGATCCGGCGGGTCCCGACACAGAGCGAGGTCGGGCTGGTGACCGGGCGCGCCAAGTTCCGGCAGTGGCTAGCCGCGCGAAAGGACCCGGACACGTTCGGAGAACAGAACGCCGCGGCCCAGGTGCACCTCAACATCGGGAGCCTGCACCTCGACGCGCTCCAGTCAGTAAAGGCTAGGGAGCTCGCTCCTCAGACTCGTGGGGCTCTCGAGGGCCGGGTCGAGGAGGCAGAGTGGGAGGACCAGTGACCTCGCCGAAAACCGGCCGCTTTGCCCACTGTGCACCTTGGTCGTGCGCGTGACGCCTCGAGTGCCACAGTGCCACAGTGCCACGGTGGCACATAAGCTGCGGGCTGTGGGGCCACAGTGCCACGGTGGCACATAAGCTGCGGGACCGCGCCCGGCCAATGCGGCACCGTGGCGCATAGACTGCGGGCGACGGTGGCCCGGGCGGCCCCTGTGCCACTATGCCACCGTGGCAGAGTGCCACTGCGGCAGGGCGAAGTCCGCAGGCCCCCCGGCCTCGAGGGACCCCCCGGGGGGTGGCAGACGCCGGGTGCACTGTGCCTGGAGTCCCGTTTAAAATTTTTGGGACCCAGCTAAAAATTCACATTGCCACAACGGACATAGCTGACGCATGGAAATTTCACTTTTTTCTGTTTTGTATATCGCCACCGCCGTTACAGGCGTAGGGGCGACTTTTATTTTTCACGGTTGGTGGAAAAATGTGCAAAACGAAGAGCGCACTACTATCGCCGCCCGTGCAAAGTACGACCAAGAGACGCGCGCGTACGTGGTAGCGGGCGCGCTCTCAGTTACGGCCGCCGGGCTTGTGTATTTAATCGTTGCGGCGGCCAACGCAGCCCGGCTTTAGCCTATGGCACGCGAAAACCCGCTTATTCCGTTTATTGAACGGTACGGCTCCCACACCGGGGGCCTGGGCGTGCTTTTGTTCTCCCACGAAATCCTTGGCGTCAACATGGACAAGTGGCAGATTGATTTTCTGTATAATTTTGGGGAAGGTACCAGAAAGATATCTGTAGCCGCGTGCCACGGCCCTGGTAAGACCGCGGCAGCCGCAATTTGCCTGGTTTACAGCTTGATTTTCAGATTTCCGCTCCGGGCTGTAGCTACCGCCCCCTCGAGAGGGCAGCTCGAGGGCGCTCTTATGTCGGAGATCGTCAAGTGGGTCACAAAACTCCCCCCGGAGCTCCAGAACCTGCTCGAAGTCAAGTCTATGAGCGTGGAGCTAAAGGCCGCAGCAAAGCGCGCGTACTTTGAGGCGCGTACGGCACGCCCTGAAAACCCGGAGGCGCTCCAGGGTATCCACGAGGACGAAGGGTGGGTCGTTCTGCTCGTAGACGAGGCCTCGGGTGTACACGAAAAGATCTTCGAGTCCGCTGGTGGCTCCATGTCCGGCCACAACTGCCAGACTATTTTGCTGTCCAACCCCACCCGTACGTCCGGTTTCTTTTTCGACACCCATAACCGCGAAAAAGACGCGTGGTTTACGATTAAGATTTCCCACGAAGACTCGACCCGTGTTTCGGACGAGTTTGTAGAGGAAATGGCCCGCAGGTACGGCCGCGATTCAAACACGTTCCGGGTCCGGTGTCTCGGGGAGTTCCCGCGCAGCGACCTCGACGCGCTTATCCCGTTTGAGCTGGTAGAGAGCGCCAGGACGCGCGATATCGTTGTACCTAAACACCTTAACACGGTCTGGGCGGTAGACGTCGCGCGGTTTGGCGACGACAGCACGGTCGTAGTAAAGCGCAACAACATAGCCGTGCTCCCGGATATTACGGTCTGGGACCAGCTCGACACTATGGGGACCTCGAACCGCATCCACCGTATGTGGAAAGACACCCCCGCGAGCGAACGGCCGTCCGAGATTCTGGTAGACGTAATCGGCATGGGCGCTGCTGTTGTAGACCGTTTGCACGAGCTTGGTCTACCAGTCCGTGGTGTCAACGTCTCTGAGACCTCTATGTTTAGTGAAACCTACCGGAATCTCCGAACGGAGCTCTGGTTTACCGCCCGCCAGTGGCTCGAGAGCCGGGACCACAAGCTCCCTGTTTGCGACGGCACTTGCAGGGACAGACAGACTTGTGTTCATGACCGGTTGGCGGCCGAACTAACGACACTGAAATACGACGTTACGTCCGGGGGTAAATACCTCGCAGAATCTAAGCGAGACCTAAAAAAGCGGGGCTACAAAAGCCCCGACCTGGCGGACGCGTTTGTTTTAACCTTCGCCGGCGAACCGGCGACACTAATTCATGGCAGTAACGACGGCTGGGGCCAGCACGGATGGAACCAGCCGATTTCCCGACACAGGATGATGGTCTGATGGCCGAAATTGAAGATGTAGTGCTTCTAGGATCGAACGAAGCGACGACCGTTCCGGAAAAAGACATGACCGATCTACAGAGCCTTGTTACTCGTTCTGTAGAGGACGCGATTTCTCATTTTGAAGAAAACATTGAGCCCGACATGGCTAAAGCGACCGACTACTATTTCGGTCGTACTACAGATGACCTACCAAGCGTTTCCGGGCGGTCAAACGTAATCAGCACGGACCTCCGGGACGCGACACTCGACCAGATCCCTGAGCTCCTCGAGATTTTCATGGGTTCGGACTCCGTGGTCGCTTACAAGCCGGACCGGCCTGACGTAGTAGAGCAGGCGGAGCAAGCAACGGACTTCGCTAACTACGTATTCTACGAAGATAACCCCGGGTTCTTGATTCTTAACGCGGTGCTAAAGGACGCCGGCGTCCGCAGGCTCGGGTACGTTAAGTGGATGTGGGAAGAGGGCGCGCGCGTGCACGGCTCGAGCATGTCCGGCCTCTCCGAAAACGAGCTGATGTACCTCGAAGAGCTCGGCGTGGAGTACGAGATCGTTGCCCAGTACGTTGGCGTAGTTGAGCAGCAGGACCCAGAGAGCGGCGCTACGGGTCTCGGCCAGGGTATTTTGCATGATATCGAGGTGCAGTACCGGGACTACGGGTGCGTGCGGGTCGAGGCTGTCCCGCCTGAAGAAATTGTATGGACACCCGAAGCTAGGAGCTTTGACCGCGCGCCAATGGTCGCCCACGTTCGGGACGTGCCGCGTGAAGAGCTTATCGCGCTCGGCATTAACGAGGATTTTATTGAAGAGCACATGGGCCCGGTGTCTTCTACATCTACCGAGTCTTTGAAGTGGGCGCGGCAGTTTTACGGTAGCTCGGCCGGCGCCATGGACCGGGACGCGGCCACGTACGACGAGTCCCAGCAGCCGATCCGGTTTGCTGAAGTTTATATGCTCGTAGATACCGACGACGACGGAATTGCGGAGCTCCGTATGTTCCAGTGTGTCGGTCCGCAGTACACTATTTTTAACGGCGACGGAGAGCTGGTAGACGAGGTCCCGATTGCCGTGTTTACTCCCGATCCGGAGCCCCACACGATCCCGGGTCTGTGCAATTTTGATTACCTGCGTGAGGTCCAGCGAGTTAAGTCGCAAATCCAGCGCGGCCAGCTCAACAGCCTCGCTCAGAGCATTGAAAACCAGATGATCGTGTCGCAGGCACAGGTCAATATCCGGGACCTCATTTCCCCGGAAATTTCTGGTCTGATTCGTGTCCGTTCCGACGTAAACGCTGTCCGGGAAATTAAACACACGTTTATTGGCGGTGACACGCTCCCTGTGCTCCAGTATTACGACCAGATTAAGGCCGACAGAACTGGCCGCGCTGGGCCGCGGGAGGGCATGGACCCAAACATCATGCAGTCCACGACCGCGGAGGCGGTGGCGAGCACGCTCTCAAAGTCCCAGCAGCGGATTCGGATGCTCGCCCGTGTTTACGCCGAGACTGGTTTTAAGAAACTTTTCCGGGGTATTTACCGGCTCCTTGTAAAGCACCAGAAGCGTGAGCGGTACGTAAAGCTCCGCGGAAAGTACGTGTCCGTCAACCCAGCGTACTGGGAATCGGACATGGACGTCACGATCAACGTCGGTCTCGGCACGGGGTCTGTAACGTCGCGCCTACAGAATCTTTTTACTCTCGCTACGGAGCAAAAGGAGCACCTGATGGCCGGCTCGCCTATTGTTTCTTTCGCGGAACTACGGGCGACCTACGGTAAGATCGCTGACCTAATGGGCTACAAAGACACCGACGCTTTCTGGAGGCCGTGGGGCGCGCAGGAGCAGGCCCAGTTTGAGCAGCAGCAAGCGGAAGCCGCTAAGAACGCCGAAAAGGACCCGGCCCAGCGCGTGGTTGATGTAGAGGAGCTGAAAATCCAGGCCGATATCGCCATGAAGCAGCGCGAGCAGGAGCTTAAGGAACTTGAAATTCGCTTGAAGGACGAGCGCGAGAGAGACAAGGCCGCGCGCGAGTTTGCTCTCCGGGAGTACGAAATCGAGCTCCAATACCAAGCAAAAATTGTTGATAACGAGTTGAAGCAAAAAGTCGCGTCTATTAAAAGTGACAATTAATCATGCAAGACACCACACAACGGGAGCTTACTGAGCTCGCGCGTCTTGGCGAAGAAATGGAGCGTATTCTCAAAACTGAATCTTTTCAGACGAGTTTAACGCTAGTAAGAGCGCGCCTTTTCGATGGGTGGGCGGTAGCCGCTACACCGAAAGAGCGAGAAGACCTGCACGCGGAGCTGCGGGCGCTGGAACGTCTTATGGAAGCGTTCCGGGACATTGATAGCGAGGGAGCTGTCGCTCGGGAAGCTATACGCAGAATCAACGAATCAAACACAGGTTTGTTGGAGTAAGCATAGTCCGAAGGGGCCCTCCCTTTTACACTGGAGTCACACATGGCGAAAACCACACAGTCAATTGAAGTACCCGCGTCCAGGGGAGATATACCCGCAGGGCTTTTGCCCGATGATGGAGTCTCACCCAAAGAAGCGGCAGATGGCCTGTTCGAGATGCTTGGCTCGGAAGATGAATTCTCCGAGGAACCAATAAGCGACGGCGAAGAGGCCGCACCCGACGACGATGACGAGGAGTCTGAAGACGACGGGGAGTCCGAGGAGCTTGACGACGAGGGCGGAGATGATGAGCCCGAAGACGATAGCGACGAGGACGAGTCTGAAGACGGAGACGAAGCGGACAGTAACGAAGAGGCCCTGTACGAAGTCACTCTACCGGGTGGCGAGAAGGCGCAGGTAAGCCTTGACGAGCTGCGAGCGGGGTACAGCCGTACGGAAGACTATACGAGAAAACGCCAGCGCGATGCTGCGGAACACTCGCAGATGCTGGAAGAAACTCGTAGCAAACGCGATGCGTATGCTGCTGGATTGGAAAAGCTAGAAGCAACGCTCCGGGAGCTCGGGCCCAAGAAGCCGGACGCCACTCTTAGAAAGAGTAATCCGGGGGAGTACGCCGCTCAAATGGCGGAGTACAACGAGTTCGAGATGACGCTCAATGAAGTCGGAACCGCGAAGGGTTATGTCCAAGCGGAAATGACTGAAGAGCAGCTTGAAGCCACTAAAAACTACGTTAACGCAGAGTGGAATAAGGTGGTTGTAGCTGTCCCGGAGTGGCAGGACACAAAGAGAGCACAAACGGATTTGCTAGAACTAAGAGAGTTTGCAAAAAACGATCTTGGTTTTACGGACGTAGAGCTCGATAACCTTGCGGATTCTAGACTTCTCCTAATGCTAAAAGAGAACCACGATCTTAAGCGCGCTCGAGATACGGGCAAGCAAAAGGTCGAGCAACGGAAGAAAAGCTCTAAAAAGCTTGTTCCCGGTGCGGCAAACCGCCAGGCTTCTCGTAAGCAAAGCGCGAAAAAGCAGCGGCGCATGGCCGAAGCAAAAGCGGCACAAACGGGCAGCGTAACAGACGCGGCTCGCGCAATCGAACTCGCGCTCGCGGAAGAAGACTTCTGAGAGCCAAACATCTAAGGACAAAAACAAATGGCACTTGTTTCTGGTACCGCTACTCGGTACGACATGAAGGGTCTGCGGGAAAGCCTGCACGACCGTATTTACAATATTTCGCCGGAGGACACTCCGTTCATTTCCGGCGCTGGCCGTGGCCCGAACGCCAAGCAGACGCTCGAGGAGTGGCAGACTGATACGCTCGCCTCGGCGGACGGGTCTAATGCCCAGCTCGAAGGCGACGACGCTTCGTTCAGCACGCCCGCTGCGACGACCCGCGTGGGTAACTACACCCAGATCATGCGGAAGACGCTGGTCCTGTCTGATACCCTCGAAGAGGTAGACAAGGCCGGACGCCGCAGTGAGCTTGCGTACCAGCTCGCCAAGCGCGGCGCGGAGCTCAAGCGCGATCTCGAGACCGTGTGTCTCCGGGCCCAGGGCGGCGCCGCCGGTTCCGCCGGCGCGGCGCGTACGCTCGCTGGCCTTAACGCGTGGCTGAAGACCAACACGGACTTCTACGCCGTTGACGGTGCTGACCCGACGTATACGTCGGGCGTGCCTGGCGCTGCGCGTACTGACGGCGGCACGCTGCGTGCTTTCACCGAGACCATCGCCAAGTCGGTCATTCAGTCCGGCTGGACGAACGGCGCTAACTTCAGCACGCTGATGGTTGGCCCGGTTAACAAGCAGCGGGTTTCGACGGATTTCTCCGGTATTGCTACCCGGAACTACGACATGTCGAACGTCGCGGCCAAGCCCATGGCGGCTATCGCGTCGATTGATGTCTACGTTCACGATTTCGGTGTGCTCCGGGTTGTCCCGAACCGTTTCCAGCGTGAGCGGGATGCGTGGTTCATCGACTGGGAGTACGTTGAGCTGCGGTACCTCCGGGACCTGCGTCAGATCAAGCTGGCGAAGACCGGTGACGCTGAGAAGCGTATGATGGTGCAGGAAGTCACCCTCGTCGTGAAGCAGGAAGCGGCGCTGGGCGGTGCTT